AAGTTAAGGCCTATGTAACTGAGATTGTACCGAATCATGTATATTCGGTTGATATTGACGGTTTTGAGAAAATTGTTACTACTTGTAAGGAGATTGATAATGGCGCGGTCACGTTTAAATCAGCTCTTACTAGGGTTCTTGATGATGCTTATGGTGATTGTGATTTTGATTTCGTGTGTTGTGGTGTTAAAAATGGTGTTGGTTACTATGTTGTCTCAATTTATGATTATGTATGGTGACTGGCATAATTGTTTAAATGATAAAACCCCCGCATATAATGCGGGGGTTTTATGTTTTCATATTATTTTATGCGGTCCATGTGGCGTGTACGCTCATGTTGCCTGTTTGTCCGGTGTAGTTCATCATGGATACGCTTGTACCTAGGAATTGGTATAAGCGTGGTGTGGTGGTGCTTCCAGCGCTTACGCCCCATACCCATACGTTGTGCCATGTGCTAGCCCAACCGGGGAGCGCGCGGCCTTGTCCGCTTCCTATGTTGCTGACGGGTCCGGCTATGTCGTATGTTACTATACCGTCTTGCAGTGTTATGAACCCTTTTGCGTCACCGAACACGGTATCTATCATAGCTTGACGTGGTTTGTAATTGTCGTATGCGCCGTCGTATATGTATTTTGCTATGGTTTGTGCGCCAAGTTGGTTTGGGTGTATTTTGTCTGAGCCTATTGAGTTTGTTTCGCCTTTTAGCCATAGGTAGGCGAATTTTAGTGTTTCGGTGTTTGGCGTGTGAGTGGTGATCGCTTCGGCACCGTTTGTTAGTCCGGCTAGTTTCGCTCTTCCGTTGCCGTCTATATAGCCAGCATCATATAACATTGGTGCTATTATGATTCGTGCGTTAGGGAAAATGGTTATCATTTGGTTTACGCATTCCTGTATTTTTGTCTTAGCGTCATTGTAGTTCAGTATGTCGTTTCGCCCACCTGCTAATACGGCTAGTTTGACTTTGCTTTTGTCTAGTGTGTGGTCTGTGTTTGCGTTGTTTATTTGGTTTATGAATGTTCGCGTATCCACATTGAAACCGGCACCGCTGACGGCGTAGTTTTTGAGTGTCAGTGTTGGGATGTATTGGTGTAACCAATACGGCCATGTGTTTTGTGGTGTGGTTGAGTCTGCGTAAGAGTCACCGAATGTTACCATATACCCGCTATTATATTTGTAGTTGTTTATGGTGGTGTTGATTGTGATTATGTCTTGACTGTTTTTGCTGATGTCTTGACTGTTTTTGTTTATTTTATTTTTGAGGTTGGTTGCGTCATCAACATTGTTTACGCCTAGCGCGTTTAGACTTGATTTGTTGTTTTGTGCTGTTTCGGCGGTGGTGTCTATTTTGTTTTTGAGCGTGGTCGCGGTTGCGGTGTCGGTTATGCCTAACGCTGTTAGATTTTTGTTGTTGTTTTGTGCTGTTTCTAATGCTTGCGTGGCTTTACCGCCCGCAGTGTTTGCGTTAGTGTTGATTTTGTACATGTTATCGTCGATAATATCCATTGACGCATTGTATTGGTCATTGAGGTTGGCCGCGTCACCGGTTTGATATTTTTCGAGATTGAAGTTAGTTGTATAATCGGTCATGTTAGTTGTTCTTCCTGAGATTTGTCGGGTGATTTATTTCTTCCTGCACTTTTAGTTGATGTATTACGCGGTCTAGGGTACGCATTGCGGCGTTGTATTCATCACGTAGGTCGGCTAGATCGCCTGTTTCGTATAGTGGCAGATGATAGAACGGTGTTTCTGTTGCCATGATGGTACGCCCTTACTTGATCGGCGGAATTGGATAGCCCTCTGCGGTTTTTTTGAGTCCGGCGAGGTCGGTAACGGTAAAAGTTTCCGTTCCGGTACGGTTTAATATGTGGTTGAGAACGGTTCCAAGTGTTCGCGCGTTAGTCTCGGTTAGACCTAGTGCGTTTATGAATGTGACTAGGCCGCCCGGTAGTACGTTATTGTTTAGCGCTAAATCCGCTTTATCGCTGACGCTTTTTATGGCTTCATCGATTTTATTCATTGACGCATTGTATTGGTCAAGTAGGTTTGCGGGATTTTCCGCCTCGTATTTTTCAAGTGCATAATTTGTGGTGGTAATCATGATACTCCTCTTTTATGAGAGTGGCGGGTATTTATCGCCGGTGGTTGGATTAGTGACACGTGGTGTTGTGTCGTTGAATATGGTGAGATTGCCGATTGCGGATGTTTCGTCGGTTCGGTGCTCGGATAGTTTGCCGGTGTTGATATCGGCTATTTGAGTGACTCGCGCGCCGTATACCGCTAGTTCGCGGTACAAGTCGCGTAGTGCTGTTTTACTGTCAGTGTATTCGCCTTTTGTGACGTTCCATACTAGTTGTGTGTCTCCTATGTGGTCGATTTGTTCTTGTATTTGCGCTATGGCGATTGCATAATCGTTTAGGTGTGCTTCAATGTTTTTTATTCTTGTGTCATAATCGTTTAGTGTTTTGTTTATGTCGGTTACGATTTCGTCAAGATATGCCGTTATGTGGTCGATTTCACACGCGATATGTTTTATTATTTCCTCTTGGCTTTTGGCGCTCCAGTAGAACGCGGGTATGGCGGGCGTGTACGGCCATACCGAGTAAAACGGTAGATATGGAAACATTATTTTTCCTTCCTTGCGAGGTTGATTCGTTGTTCCAAAACGTCGGCGTATTGTAGCATGATGGAGTATTGTTTTATCAACAATTTATAGTGATTATCTGTCAGCGTTTTCTTTTTGTTCATTTGTTTCAATAGATAATCACCTAGTTTGTTGATGCTTTCGGTAAGCTCGGAATATTCGTGCTCGACTTTGGCTAATGTATTGGCGTTCATGAAAATTCACCTCGCTAGTAATTGTTTATGTTGATAGTCCATAACGGACTGAAACATGCTTCTAGATGATCGAGCAACAACACGTCAATGTCAACATAATTACCGTTTCGGATACGTTCGATTTTGTCCATGAAATTGCCGTTTGTGATTGTCTCGTATTGATTGTCGGTTGCGTTGCTTGCGTAGTCCTGATTTTCGGTTAGTTGAGTTGCCGGGAAATCGCTGAAAACGGTTCGCATTTTGTGCCATATGTCGCTATCGCTGAGTATTATATCAGGGTTTTTATCTGCAAGCGCGTATAGTGGGCGTAATGTCGGCATTATTTCTTGTATGAGCCGTATGAAGTGCCGTCGCCATCTTGACGGTGGCATGACGCCTAGTTCCCGGTCGTAGAAACGGTTTTCGATTTTGCGGCAACAGCGCGTGTATTGCGTGTCATCATAGGCAACGTCTCGCCATGACCATGTGGCATTATCCCAGTCAACGCCGCCCGGCACGTTGAGTAGTTCTCCGAACGTGTACGTCATCACGCCATGAAATTCGTCGCGTGATTCGCACGGCTGGTAGCTGTCTATGTCATTCTGCATTATCATCACCGGCCAATCTTTCAAGGTTGTTCAAATAATCATAATTGCGTGAGATGTTGTCTTCGTTCCATACGACTTGTATCGGTTCCTTGAGGTATTTTTTGAATCTTGTGTTAAGTATGTCGCAAGCGGCGCGGCGTTCCTCCAGTTCGCTGAGTGCGCGTAGGTCGGTCGGTTCTCCGTAGTCCTGTATTTCGTCGGCGGTTTGCCGTTCCATTTTCAGCGGGAGGTTTTTGATACCTAGCGCTTGATAGTACGAGTTCCACGTGTTTTGTATGTCGTTTTGTAGTTCCATGCCGATATATTCGACATTGGTTTTCAGCACGTTGGCTTTCATGGAATCGGTGAAACCGGGTGTCGCCATGATTGCCATTTCACCGCCGCTGATTTGCTTGATAACGTTAACGCCCGCCGTCTGCTGTCCGGCTGGAACCTCCAAAATAAACGGTGTTTTCTGGTGGAAGCGATTCTGTCGGCGCGTCATGTATAAATCTTCGATCTCATGCGCGAAAAACTCGATAGTCGGAATGAGCGGCGTGCGGGCACGGTTGGCGTAGATGAAAACACCATTGGAATTGTTCACCGGGAATCTCCAACCGTTAATACCGTAGCTATCCCACTTCTTCGGCTTGTAATACACGTTGAAATTCGATGTTGTCACCGCTTGCGTGCTGAAAAACACGCCGGGCTTGCTATGCGGGAAAGCGATTGTCGCATAGCCGAAATACAATAGATTGTATTCCAGAAACCATGCGTCACATGTTTTCGGTAGGTTCAACCATTTGAACCGTGATAACGCGATATTCAGCATTTGCGAATATGCCATCGAATACGCTTGCGAGTTGAGCGTCTCGGACTGTTGCCATACCGGTGCGCCGCGTTCTCCTAGTTCCGCGCGGGTCAACGGCCTTTTATGCGTTCGTTTGCGTCCCATATTTTTTCACCTTATAGATTGTCGTGTACGAAGTCGCCGCCGACTTCCTCGGGCCTGTTCCATATTGTAACACCGGTATTGAAAATATCCTTGATTGTCTGCAATTGCTCGTTTTGCGCCAATGGGCATATCGTCCATATGTCGGCGGCCTGCCAATATGTGTAATGCTTGCACGTTGTCAGCGTCGGTTTGTTGTAGAGTTTGTTGCTTGCTATCCCGTAGCGTAGCATGTAATCTCCAGCCGCCGCGATCGCACCGTTATCCTCCGTGACTATTTTCACGGTCATGGTGTCAAGCCCCGTAGCCTGCCTGAAATTGTCGCCGCCATACGCGCCGACCGGTTGCGCGGGATGATTGAGCATGTCGCGCCATGCCGCATTAGTATTGTCGCGCGCATTCGTCATGATTCGTTTGGCGTTGTCAACCGTCAGACCACGTGACGCGCCCGCGTTAGTGTTGGCCGTGCTCGTGCTTGTGGCGGTCATGTCGGTAGCCGCGCTTGTGCTGTGCTCGGTAACGCGGTCAGCTTGCGTGTTCGCGCGACTGGTTACGGCGGTGGCCTGTGTTATGGCATGTTGTGTTTGCTCGGTGTTGGCCTGTATTGCGGTTTTCGCTTTATCATTTGCAACATAATTAGATGTCGCGTTGAGTTCCTGACTGTTAGTGATTGCAATACCGGTGTTGTAACCTTGAAGCGCCGCACCGCCGATTGCCATTGCACCGGTCACCACCGGTGAGGCCGCGCCTCCGGTGCCGATTACCAGCGCGGCCCCCGCTATTGAGCCTATCGCACTTGCCACGTTTGTTATTGCCTGCGTTTGGGCGCCTTCCACAAAAGCTTTATTCTGTAGTGTATTATCATCACTTACATCACGGTTGATTTTGAACGTGCTAGTCTTCAAGTCAGCGTTTTGGCGTGTGTTCGAGTATGTGAGATTATCCGACCGTACACTATTGGACTCGTCTTTTATCGCTATGTCACGTTGATTCGCGCGTGCGGTGTTCGACACCGCCGCCGCACTGCTACGATACGTGTTTGCTTGACTGACATTAGCCGATCGCGCGCCGTTTTCATACGTCAGCGTGACGTTTTGTCGTGCCTGACTTACGGCGACATTGTAAGTGGCGGCGCGTTGCGCGTCGATCGCGCGACGTTGCAACGCATACGTCGGAATGTCATGGGATATCAGCGTTTTGAGCACGTCCGCGTTCGGCACGTCGGCGGTAATGCTAGCACCGTTGATAGCGTTGATGGTTATGGACGTGCCGCCGTCACCCCCGACACCATCAAGCCATGCGAGTTGTCGTAATATCGGGTAGCTTAATGACGTGACGGTTTGCGCCGAGAGATGACCGCAATCAGCTATTTCCACCCGAGTTTTATTGCCGATATTGTCGGATATTTCCAAGTGCGCGTAGGGCGCAAGGTACAGTCGTGTTATTTTGGCGTACTCAGGCGAATAACCGAAGTCATTTATTGTTAGATTAATGTCTGCTAGTTTTGTGCGCGCGCCGCTGACCGTATGCCATTCCACATCATTAACCGTAGTGACGGTTCCTAATTGCATCATGCTTGCCGTGGAAACGAAAACAGATACGATTTGTGACATGATATGCGGATAATACGCAAACATCGTATCAAAATAATCACCCGATACTTTGGATGATTCCAGCGCGTACATGTACACGTTGCTTGCGGTGAGGTTATCAATGGAATGATATGACGTACCCGCACCGGTTACGTTTGACGTGTTTATGTTCCCGGTACCCCATACAAAACCGTTAACCGTTTCGTCGGCATTGGTATATGACGGGCTGGTATCCGTAACGTCTGCACCGTGCACATTGCTCATTGATTGCAATTGTTGCGGGGAAAAAGTTGTGGCCAAACATATGTATCTTGTCCCGTTTTGCAAGTTAATCGGCGTACTTTTTTTGATATTCGCGGCCGCGTTGCCATAATCAACGTCGGGCAACGTAAAATCACGACAGTTGGCCCGTGGGTTCTTCAACAGTTTTTGCGGTGTCGTTTCCGTCAATGGCGCGTGTCCGCGTGACAGCAACAAACCGTTGATTGTGGTGCTGTTGATATAGTCCGTCCATACATCACGTACAAGCGTGCATGTTGTCGTGTTCGGCGCTTCCGCGCGTACCGAGGTGACGAAAAAATGATAGCGTGTCTGCACGTCGGCTTGCTGATGCGGCGTATTGACAATATCATGCGAAAAATCAACGACAACGTAATTATACCGTTGCGCCGTCATATACGGTACGGGCAATTTTATACCGTCCGTATCGGCGCGTGCGATATACATGTTAGTAGTAAGCTGGACGGCGAAACCGTTAAGCTTGTCAAACCATGCGTCTCTTGCGGTATTGTCCGGGAATTTCACGACATCATGGTAATCATCGTACCAGTTCACGCGGCACAACTTTATCACCGTGTTTGGCGTCCAAACGTTGTAGTCGAAAACATTGCGGTACTGTTCGTACACGTGCGTATCCGTATCGGGGAACTTCGTTGCGTTTTGCAGATGTGGAAAGTCCATATATCGTATCCTTCCATATACGAAAAATGGGTGGTGCTTCACATGAAGCATCACCCATTTTAACATGAAGACTATTTGACGGTGAAAGTGCATACAGCCTTATGCTCAGTGGTCTCCCCGTTCGGGTTGACATATGTCGCGGTGCCGGTCACGGTGATAACGTCGCCCGTCGTGAGGCCGCCGCGCTGGACATGCAAACGTGCTTGGTCATCAACGAACGTGTTGACATCGAGTTGGAACGCCGCGCCGGAAGCATCGTCCTGTGCGGCGTGCTGGGCCGACACCTCGTAGGTCGCGGAATTCGGCGCAACCTCGATCGCGGTGCCGGTGGGGTCGACGGTGGCGGTGAGCTTCGGCGTGAGCTGTACCACGTCGCCCGCCTTGACGTCGCCCGACGTCGGCGTTAATGTGAAGCCGGTCACGGTCTGCGTCACGACCTTGATGCTGGTACCCGTGTCGGTCGTGAACAACGCGCACGGCGTGAAGGGGCTGACGCCGTAGATTCCCCAGTGGTTCAGATACATGGTGTCGCCAAGTGTCTGCGGGTTATAGAATTGGGTAGTGCCATACATGGTGTCACGTGCCTGATACCAGTCGGTCGAAACAAGCAACGCGACAGCGCCGGAGATACCGAGACTCGGTACCTGAACGATACGATACGGCACTTCGGCCTTGTCCAGCTGGAATACGGCGCTCAATGCATCGACGTCAATCGATGCAAGATATTCCGGCTCAATCAACAACACCATTTGCTGAGGGTTAGCGTATGCCGGAATGTCGGTCACGTTGAGCGCATTGTACTGCGTTGAGGGGAACTGCATACGTCCGGCAGTCGAACGGAGGGCCTTGAGCAACGTCTTGGCGGTCGTTTCGTCGGACGGGATACTATCAAGATGTACCTTGTAAAAGCCGAGATTCTGTTCGTAGTGGCGTATCAACGCAAGCATGATGTTCATCTCATCATAATTATCGGAATTGCGCGGCGTCTCCATAATCTGCGCGATAAAACGGTTCAGACCGAAGTCATCTACGAACGCCTGTCGCAATTCGTCAGTAGTCCATGATATCGGGTACTGATCACGCCGGTTCATCTCGTAAAACCAGACCGCCGCTTCGGGCCGGTGCATCTTCAGAAGGTCTTCGGCGTCATCCTTGTACCCGTGCGACTTAATCCATTTGACGGCAATCTCCTGCACGGTGCTACCCCAATACAGATTTTCTTTTTTGAAAATCGCCAACGGGTTCTCAAACGGCGCGTTCTGGGCCATCACGGTGAGTCCGATACGGTTAACCATGTTCCAAACACAGTCATTGAGATACTGGCGGTTCATCGGGTCGAACAGATAACGCATGGTATTCGCCACGCCGGTTTGCGTCGCGGACGGAATGCGTTGCTGGTAGTCATCAGTACCCTTTGTACGGACTTTGTCCAAAATCGTTGCATTGTCTACAGCCATAATATTTATCTCCAATCCGTTACAGCGTGTAATCGAGGTTTTCCAAGTCTTCCGCCGCCGCCTGTGCGATTGCTTCAACCGCGTCATCGTCGGTTTCCTTGACGGTTGCGCCGTTTTCGATCATCTGCGCCACGGAATCAGTGAAATTGTCATAGATTCCGTCGATTCGTTCATTCATTGCGTCGATCTTATCAAGTATTCGTGACAGCATGCCGCGCAAGTCATCGAATTCGCCTTCACGGTGCGCTTCGTCGGGGGTGAGGTCATCACGTTCGGCGGTGTCCCTCTCCTCGGTGGTTTCGTCATCCATTTGTTTTTCCTTCCATATGAAAAAGTCGTATCGGCGTAATACGGACCGATACGACTTAAGAATAGCATACTTGCGACATAACTCACAGCAACAACCGGCGCGCTTATCCCTTACGGCCATATCATTGGCGGAGTCAACCGTGGAAGTCAATGACAATGTTTTAGCGGTCTCACTGCGGTATCTCTTTGTATGCTATATGTTATTTTACGCCAAAATTCTTTAGCATTTCACTTACGGCGTGTTGCGTTTCCACCGTATCATAGCGCAGATACCCCAGCGCATAATATGATGTAAGATTACGGATCAAATCTTTAGCCATGTTCGCGGTAAGATAGTTAAGTTTGTTGTCCGCCCGGGTGATTGCGAAATACGGTACATGCGCGCCGTTATCATATTTTGAGGATATGAAAACATAGCCGCAACGCAAATCGACATACACGCCGTATTCGTTTTGCAACCATCGAAAAACATACGTAAGTTTTGCATGTCCGTGCGGTTTTTCGATAAAATCAGTGTCATACCGTTTGAACCTGTTTTTAGCGGTCATGTCAGCGTTGTTCTTCAACATGCGTCCAGATACTGTGTTCTTCGTTTTCTGCTCGGCGTACACGTCATCACGGACATAATCGAACAGACATGTTTTCCCGCCCAGCCAATGCAAACCGTACTCAGGGTCCAACGGTACGTCATAATGCTGGAAATACGGGTTAAAAACGTTGCAGGCATTGCCCAGCAGAAATACTCTCGGTTTGCGTAATCCCGTATCATCTGCGCGTTCTCGTGTGACGGTGTCCACAAGTTTCGCCAATTGTTCAAATTCATTTTTCAGATACGTGTGATATCTATCATCGTTATCTATGATAATTTCATCCATGCAGATATTGCGTACATTAACATAAGTGCTCTTCTTTTTCTGCTGTTGTAATGATAACGGGATAAAATACCCAATTGTTTTCCACGGGTTTTCTTTTTTACCGGTTTTCTTTCTGCGTATTTCCGCTATTTTATTAGTTGTGCGAAATTCATAATCGGGAAAAATATTATCTTGTACGATACGACTAAAATAGTCCGCCGCGACATCGTTGTTTTCTTCACGAAACCGCGTCACTTCAACGAAACAATAGCCGTTTTTCAAATAATCCTCTATCATGTATTTTCGTGCACCGTATGTCTTGCCTAAACCACGTGCGCCGATAATCATGTTCACATCTGCGTTACGCGGCAATATCAACGTCTTAAGCCGATCATAGTAATATTTCGCCATCAATGCTCACAATCATGGGTTTGCCGTCCCGTACAACAAGTTCGCGCGGTAATGTCTCAACATTCCTATTATATACATCCCGCATGTATGCAAGATTCTCCCCGTTGGCCTGTTTGTCCGATTCGCCCAGCCATCTGCCGGACGGATACAACGCAATCGCCTCGGGCGCGTCAACATGGCATGTCGCACCCCGATAATCGGTGACGGTGCCGACGTACCTATCCCACACATGCGGACGGTTGCGTTGCAACGTATGGCAAATCTCATAATCAACCAACACATCATAACCAAGCGCCAAACGTACCGTTTCCGCGAAATCGTGACCCATACGCATAATATCCTCGATACAGTCTTCAATGGTGTATACGCCGTCGGGCCGTGGCAATCCCGCGCAAGTGACATGCACGCGCCCGGACATATCCAAACTTACACGCGCCTTGTTCCACAGTTCCACATGCTCGGCGTAACGAGTAGTGCCGCCACAGTCCTCAACTTCAAACTTGCCGATATGGTCAAGCGTTGACGCCATATCAGGCGCGGTGTTTCGAACACGTCTCATAGTAAGATTGATTGCATTTTCTATCGCGGTGTGCAATGGTTCGAGCGCGTCCAACAGTTCCGTATCGGTCACGTCATTGGCACAGCTGATTTTAAGACTATCGGTATCGCCGCCCGTGACGGTGACACGCGCACCGAAACGCCGATATATCAACATCATGGCTATCAAAAGGTGCATTCTGCTACCCGCGACGATCCGCATACCGTATGTATAGAGCACGCGCGGTGTCTTCGGACGTTTTTTCGCGAAATTCTCAGGAATGCAGACCGTGTTTTTATCTACTTCCAGTTCACCGGTTTCCGTCACGCGGTAATCGGCCTTCATGACGTCTTGCGCCTGAGTGCCATAGATTCCGTTGAATTGTCCTTTAACGGTGCTACCGTAATAGGATTGCAGAAATTTCATGCTCAACGTGCCCGTCCTAGCGTCACGTGCGATTCCCTCGGGTATCGACTCGGGTATATCACCCGCATACGGCACACCCTCGGTGTAGTGTTTAATCAGGTTTTTAACGTCGGTTTTACGCGCGAACAACATGTTAGATTGCAGGGTCACGTAATCGGGCGGTACAATCGTTTTAGTGGTGGCTTCGCCGTACAACACATGCATTTCGTCAAACTCGTACACCTGCGCCACGTTCCACAGCTCAATCTCATTAACGTGTAAGATGCATTCGTCCGCCCGATACAATTTTCCAAAAGCAAACGTCGGATTAACGGCACTATCAACGTAGCCGTGCGCCCTGATACTGTTTTCCTGTGTTTTCGCGCGTTCGTTGTTGCTGTAATCGGTGTCCGCTTGCAACGTTTTCACGAACTTGGAACGTGGGCAGATTGCAATACCCCAATCGGCAAAACACGTGTTTGTCCGCAATCTAAGGTTTGTAAAACATATCGCAACATGTAACCCCGTACGAAACGGGTCACTATAATTACGTAATACATCTTCAAGCGGCGTATCAACGACACGCTTGCACGCGATTTGCAAAATTTCCGGCGGGGCAACCGCGAATTTAACCGGCAAGCGCCGCCCGTTGATAAACGCATGATGCATTGACGTAACATCAAGAGACGCCACGTTATCAACGACAACGCTAGCGGTTTTAGCGCTCGTAAAAGTCAATCCGCCGCGAAAACATGTCTTACGCAACGCATAGGACTCATAGTTTTTCGGAAACTCTTGATTGCACGTCGTTTCAAATGCACGTTGTAACGTGATTTTCTTGCCGCCCTGCAACGTGACGCGCCGCCCGCCGATCTCACGGCGCGCCATCTGACGCACGAGCGAGGTTTTAGTCAGCACACGGCATCCCAACATGTCAGGCGTGAGCCAATGGTTAGCATGTAACAGCCATTGCAGATATTGCGGTATCACCTGCACGTCGCGCCGCGCATAAAACAATTCCTCCTCAGTCAACGGCGTTTCAGGCGTACGCGCCAGCGTGTAATCCCAATCGCCCACCGCCTTGGGCAGGCCGCACGTCTCACCCATTGCACGCAATCCGCCCATTTCAAGGTAAAACGTATCCCAAAAACGGCACACCACATTACCATCCATGCACAAATCAAGCGTGTACACACTGGTAGCGGTCTGCGCATTGACCTCAATCGTATACGACTGCGCCAATTCCAGCATAAGCGTTTGCATATCAAACATGAGATTATATGCCGCGATTATCGGCACATAACCATGAGCACGGCCATACATAATCAAATCATCAATGTACGTCAGCGCTTCGGACGTATGACGGTAAAAACGTACATCGTCCGTATCGGGATCATACGATTCCAACGGGATGTCCCGCAAATCGTTGAAAATATACAATATCGGATACGCGCGCGTTTCGGCACCCTCACCGATATTCGTTGTTTCGGTGTCGAATATCGCCGCGACCCTGTATTCTTTACGCGCTTTCATCGTACCACGTCAGGGGAAACCGCTACGAGCCATATCGGACTACCGCCGTCGGTATCCGTATAATCTTCCAATTCGCCCGTGTGCGCTTTCATGCTTTTGGCGTATTGCAACACTTTTTCATTGCGCGTCATAATAGTGTTAAAAAGCTCACTCAACGAGGCCGCGTCATATGCCTTCATGACAGCCTCCAAACGTTTGTCAGGCGGAATATTCGGCTTCTGCCATATGTTTTGTGTGTATCGCCAAAAAATCTTGACTTTTTCCCGGCCAAGCTCACCCAACGCGCTCGGTTGCCCCTTGGATGCTATTCTCATCTCGATGCGGAAAATGTTAAACGAGCGTCTACGTTCCATTGCGCGACCTTTGCCGCCGCGCACCTCGCCAACCTGTCGCACGAGCGTATCCGCGACTTCGTTGGCACGCTGATACAATTCCTCACGCATGGCGCGATTGCTCACGCGCCCGACATATGTTTTTTTCAACTGCGATTCAAGCCGCTGAATATAATCCCGTCGCGCGTTTGCCTCGCTCTCGGGCATGCCGTCCGTGATACTTTTTTTCAGACTGTTTATCGCGCGGGTTACGCGCTTGCGTTTCGCGGTTAAAACGTCCGCCTGTTTACGCGCTCTAGGCATGATTTCATCACCCTCATAAAAAAAGCGCCATATTATTTTATGGCGCTTTTTTTCTCATTTCAAACTACTTGATTTCCAGCGATTTAGTAGACCTGCCACCACCAAGCGGCGTCTTTTTCACTGTCACGGGGATACCGTTCGGCGCGTTAAAATCAGGAAACATATCATAAATATCCAACACGCTACGATAAATGCCCTGCGACTGGCTAAAATACGTATTGCCGTCATTTGCAAAAAGATAGACGTTTGCGCATTTCTGCCCCGTCTGAGAACGCACGCCCGGCGCGATATACGCGCCAATGACCGTTATCGGCGTATCACCGATACCGTTCAGTGACAAAGCGTTGTTACGCGCGTTGACAATGGCACGTTTGCCCTCAAAAGTGCTGTTGTCCATCGTACAAATGTAACGATAATTGTCAACAGGGGTCTGGACGGTTTCATTAGCGGTATCGTTCATCTGTTCATTGATCTCGGTCATGATATTTTCTTCCAAAATTAGAACTCGGTTTCATTATCGTTGTCGGTATCATTGTCGTTAGGGGACACGCCGTGCTCGGTTCCGATACGTTCGGCGTGTGCAATGAACGCGTCAACGTCCATAGCATACGTTGTCTTATGTACGGTGATATCATCAATCAGGACGTTGACAATACCCGCGTCCATAAGCGTATTAATTGCTTTTTCAACGGTGCAAATATTTCCGATGGTATGAAACATTTGTATCTCGCCGTTTCGGTCATAGTAGCTGATATCGCTATCAGCGATTACCTTACGAATCTTGCGCATATTATTATCCTTTGTATCTGTTTTTTCTGTTAACATTTTTTGCTAACACATATATTTATAACATAAAAAATCGGCGTGTGCAAAAAGCGACACGCCGATTATTAACAATGATTATCAATAACGCAAAATCTGACCCGGATAAATCAAACTCGGATTAGACAAACCATTAACCGACGCGACACGCGCCCAATCGGTACCGAAAACAGCCCACAAACTATCACCCGGTTGCACCGTATACGTGCGCACCGTATTCGTATTCGACTGCGCAACAGTACCACCGCCATAACAAACGGTTTCGCCGGGATATATCACACTGGGATTACCAGACTCATACCCACGCCACGACTGCCACGGCAACAAACCAGTACGCGCGGCAATACCAAACAACGTGTCACCCGGCCCGACCGTCACACACGTAGACGCACAACCCGTATCCGGCACCGGAGCCGGGGCCGAAACACCGTTATCGCGCGCACCAAGCGCATACGCGTCCCACTGCCACCGCTCACCACGGAAATAGTCTAAATCCAACGGCCCATAACCCGAAACATAACCATTAGACGTGTACTGTCGCATGGCCTCACCATACGCGCCATAAAGCCATGGCACCGCCTGATAACCAGTCGGCACGTTCGACGCATATTGCGCAACCCAAATACCACAATGCTCACGCACATACGGCGTGAGCTGACTCAACGAATACGCCCCCGTGTAAACAACAGGCCACACTTTCGTTCGGTCATACACGCGCCGCACCCAAGACTCAACCCACGCCCCATTACCAAACTGCGAGTTATCATCAGCCTCCCAATCCAGCGCAAGCACGGCGCGCCCGACATATCCGGCAACGTTATCTACAAAAAAATCAGCTTCAGCCACCGCGTCATTGCCCATCGCATAATGATACACGCCGATACTTTTGCCGCTATCCACTGCACGACCAAGCTGATAATTCGCGGCCTGATTGACGCCATTAACCAAACAGACATTATTAAAACCGCCAACACCCCAAGTCGCACCGGCCACAACAAAATCAGCATCGAGCGCATGCGTATCGATATCACACTGCCAATTGCTCACGTCAAAACCGCGCATATCCGCGTATGCAGACGGCACAAAAACCAACGACAACACGCATACGCACGCCAATATGCTACGCCATATTCGTTTCATCAACATTATCACCCCCCTTATCATTCTTAAGCAGGGCTATAAGCTCTTCAGTCAAAACATTGTTCTTCGTCATCAAATTATTAAAATCACGGAACGTCGTGGCAATAAACCACGCCATCCCACAACACGCGACGATCGGAAAACCAACACTACCCACAATGGTAGCGATAGAACTCATATCCATATGCATACACCTCATACAAAAAAAGGCCACAACATGCCAAACGGCATGTCATGACCTAATATATCACACTAACAATAACGATAACGATTCTCAACAACCGTGGCCTATCCGGGAATTGAACCCGGTCCGCACATCTTATAAGGATGCCGCTCTAACCACTGAGCTAATAGGCCAAACAACACCATACTACACACCCGTATCCTTCCACAAATTCAACCGCATTAAACCAACATCATCAGCATAATGTGCCATCACAAAATCAAACAAACCCACACAATCAGAATCACTACACCCAGTCTCATAATGCCCCACACGCATACGACGAACACGACGTACACTCTTAACCATGCTACCACCTATATAAAAACGCTTACAATCATTGCACCTATTATAATTCATCACATCCAATACCTCCTACTATAACCGAGAAACACCATACTTACATTATTACCAAAAGACACCATATTATCCCACGTATAACCAATTGGAAACATATGCACTATTTCATCAAAATCAACATAACATTCCACAAAATCATAATAACTATAACCCATCTCAAGTAAACTACGAACACAATAATAATTCATAAAACTACACC